ATCATCGGTGCTGGCGAGGGCCGCGCTATAACAACAGGTGGCAAACCAATGAATGCCTTCGTTGCCAAGCGTAAAAAGAGCGTCATGGCCCGTATGAAAGCAAGATCATCAAGGTTCGGCTAATGGATTTGAAGTTCGACCCCAGAATTAAAACATGGCATGTTATATTTGGCGAGGCGCAAAACCCCGTCTGGTGGCAAAAGCTCCTAAAGCCCGGATTCCGGCATGTTTCTGCCCTTGGCTACGACCTAAAAGGCGAGTGCTGGCTGTATTTCGACCCCGGGTGGGACGGTATCACCCTGAGAGCGGCAACAACAGGCGAGGCCGACACGATAATCGCAATGGCTATGCTCGATGGCAAGATGTTGCAGTTCGATGTGCAGGACAATATCGTTATAAAGCCTAGATTATTTATGACGTGCGTATCACAGGTACTACACTTGATTGGGTGTAATAAGTTCATCTTCACACCGTACAAATTGTTTTGTGCATTGCGGAAGCTTGGGGCTAAAGATAGCTTTACACCTTAATCCTGTATAATGAAGGACGCATTATGGGCAGCATATTAGGTGGTGGACCAAAGGTTCCCGGACCAGACCCCGAAACACAGCGCAAACTCAAAGAGGCCGAGGATCGGGCTGCTAAAGCAAAACAAGATGAAGAAGACCGAGTTGCCCACGAGGCTGACGCTAAAAAACGCCGCTTGCGTGGTCGCCGTTCCTTAATGAGTCAAGAGAATGTGGGAGGTGGTTTCGGTGCCGGAACCACTCTAGGTTAATGTCAGAACAAAAAATTGAGAAAATCCTAAACAACATTAAGACTGCTACGGCAGAACGTGACAATTGGACTTCTCGTTGGGAGGATTGTTACGACTATGCCCTGCCAAACCGTACAGGGTTCTTTAATGAAATGTCAGGTGAGGATAAGACTGACAAAATCTTCGATTCTACTGCTGTTCAATCCACTCAAGAATTTGCAAGCCGTATGCAAGCTGGCCTTACGCCTCCCTTTGCGAAATGGTTTGAGCTAAAGGCTGGTTCCGATGTTGAAAAAAAGCTTCGCCAAGATGTTGACGCTCAGTTGGAAGAAATTGCAGAGTATGTGTGGGAAGTCCTACAGAACTCTAACCTCGATCAAGAACTACATGAGGGATACATTGACCTCGCTGTTGGAACGGGTTCGCTTCTGGTAGAAGAGGGCGACGAACTACAGCCGATTAAATTCACTGCAGTCCCACAGCCTCAGTTGATTATGACTGCTGGCCCCTTCGGAGCACTGGACAATATCTATCGTCAACGTCAATTGACTGTTGATGCCATCTTGACCCTTTGGCCTAAAGCTGAAATTCCAAAAGAAATGAAAGCTAAGGCGAAGGACAAGCCAAACGAAAAGTTCTCTGTAGTTGAGTGCGTCGAAAAGGATTGGAAGAAGAAGGGCGATGAAACATACGTCTTCACTGTTATCTCCTCTGAGCCTAAGAGCATCCTCTTTGAGAGCGAGTTTAAAGGCTTTGGCTCTAACCCTTGGATTCCGTTTCGTTGGTCTAAAGCTGCTGGCGAAACATACGGGCGTGGCCCACTCCTTAACGCTATGCCTGATGTTCGCACCCTTAATATGGTGACGGAACTCGTTTTAGATAACGCAGACATGGCAATTACAGGGATGTGGCAAGCTGATGATGATGGAACGATCAACCCAGATACGATTGAATTGGTTCCGGGTACGGTTATTCCGAAAGCTCCTACTTCGGCGGGTCTTCAACCACTAGGCTCCCCCGGGAACTTCGATGTTGGACAGTTCGTTATGAAGGACATGCGGCACAATATCCGTAAGGCGTTGTTCAATGAGCAATTAGGCAGTCCAGAAGGGACTCCTATGAGTGCTGCCGAAGTCCATACCAGAATGGCAGATTTAGCCCGGACTATCGGTAGTGCTTACGGGCGACTTCATAATGAGTTGGTTACACCACTCCTTCGCCGTGTCGTCTATATCCTAAAGAAACAGGGCCGCATTAACGTCCCAATGATTAACGGGCGTGAAGTGAAGGTTATCAACACCTCTCCACTGGCTCAAGCACAGCATAACGAGAACGTGGCGCGTGTTGCCCGTTGGACAGAACTTGCTAATGCAAGCTTTGGCCCACAAGTGACCAACACTGTTATCAAGGCTGAAGAGGCTTTGAAATATACAGCGAAGGAAATCGGTGTTCCAGAATCTCTTGTCCGAACAGATGCAGAGCGTGAAGAACTTGCTGAAGCTATTGCTGCAACCCAGCAAACCCCCAACGTCAATCAAACTGGAGGCGTATGATGCCCAAGAAACCACAGCGTTACGGAAAAGGTATCACCTCTGCTATGGTGAAAAAAAAGAAAAAGGCTGCTAAGATTGTTAAGCGAACCCGTATGGGTAAAAGCCTGATGTCGAATAGGAAGTAAGATGCCAGTAGATTTAGACCCTAAGAACAATGAGTTTAATCAAGTCTCGACGATATCATTCGAACAGCTTGTGGCCCTTGGACATTACTCAGATGCACAACCCGTTAATAAGTTTGGGCATAACGAGGCCGTTGGAACAACCCGAGAAGACATCGTAGACAATGGCGGCGCATATCCTTGGCCCACGGCTGCTGCAGCAGTGACCGTATCATCGTCCAGCGCGAACGATACGTCTGCTGGATCAGGTGCGCAAACGGTTACGGTCTATGGACTTGATGCAAACTATGCGGAAATTCAGGAAACATTTACGTTAAATGGGCAGACTGGCGTTACGTCTGCCCAAAGCTTCCTTCGCGTTTTCCGCCTTATCGTTAATACCGCAGGAGCCACGGGTTACAATGAGGGCGACATCTATTGCGGAACAGGCACAATCACCACAGGCGTTCCAGCCGTTGTCCTTGGTCGAGTTCTTTTCGACACAGGGGATAACCGTGGCGAAAACCAGAGTTTGATGGCTATATACACAGTCCCCGCTGGAAAGACACTTATCGTGGCGAATACTTTTGTGGAATCTAGTTCTGCAAAATTAGTGGAATATTGGCTTTTTGCTCGTCCCCTTGGTGGCGTGTTCAATGCGAAGCATCGCGGCATGATTATACAGAGCGCACACGATCATGCGTTCAGCCCTCCTCTTGCGTTCGGGCCAAAAACTGATATTAAGGTATGTGCCAGAGTCGGCACAGGAACAAGTGACGTAGCTGCTGGGTTCGGTGGCATATTGGTCGCTTAAATAGTGAGGAAAGAAAATGGCTAAGAAAACAAAAAAGAAACCAGCCCCTAAAAAGGCTGCTCCAAAGAAAACAGGTCGTACCGTAAAGGTCACGCACTCAAAGTATTCTTCGGTAAACGAAGGTAAATGAGTAAGCCTGTACTCGGCCCCGATGGAATAGGTCGTTCCAAAGCGGTTGATGATAGAATCAATGACGCATTTAGAGCGTGTTTCCGTGACAAGTGTGGAGAAACAGTCTTAGACTATCTCCGTTCTATCACGGTCAATAAGGTCGGTGGTCCTGAAGTGACCAGTGACCATTTACGGCATTTGGAAGGGCAACGCTTTCTCTTCCAAGTGATACAACAACGTATCGAAAAAGGCGAAAAATCGGCCCGAGTGGACAATAGTCCAAAGGCATAACCGAGATAAGGAAAATAATATGTTTGTTATCAATCGAGTAAGAAAGTTTATGGCTCCTGATGATGGCGGGAGTGCTGGGGGAGAATCAGGTGGTGATAGTGGAGCCTCTGGTGGTGACAACGGTGATAGCGGAGCCTCAGATGGCGGGGACGCTCCACAAATGCCTTCTGGTGTTCCTGAGAAGTTTTGGGACGCAAAATCAGGCGAAGTAAATTTTGACAAGTGGGGTAAGTCCACATCTGAATTGCAGGGCAAGCTTCGCTCTATCAAAGCAGACACTGAGAAAGCAACACGCGAATCTATCGAAGCAGAGCGTTTTGCAAATCGCCCTGAAGACATTAGCGGGTATGAGGTGCGTGTCCCTGACACCATCGAAATGCCGGAAGGTTTTGAGTTTGAGTTTA